ACAGCAACTATGAAAACACCGGATACAACGTCGGGGGAACTAATGTTTCTGGAAGGTATGGGGCTGGATTAGAATTTGATGGTATCAATGACTATTTTGATACGGAATATTCTTTTTCAGCAGACAATATTTTCACAGTATGTGATTGGATTAACATGACCTCTAATCCTGATAACACTCAGATTTGGATGGTTGACGATACAACAACCAGTACAAATATCAACATGAAGGTCTTTGACAGCACTGGATTTCCAAGATTATTCATTAGAGATAGTACAAATTCTGATGACGTAGCTATTGAAGCTCATATTGATTTCAGGAATGCTGGCTGGAAATTTTTGTGCGGTACATACGACGGCACAGATGGGAATATTTATGTTGATGGCCTATTAATGAACTCATCTGCTGCAACTTTTACCGGTTCCTTTGAAGATGACACTGGGATGTATCTTGGTAAATTAGTTCAGAGTGACGGAGACTATCTTAATGGAACCTTAGATAATCACTTGGTTTCAAGTAGGGCATTATCAGCCTCAGAAGTCAAAAACATCTACCAGACAGACCTGCGTTGGAAGAACGACAGCTGGTGGACTCTTGAGGGAAGCCTTGACTTGAACGTTAGCGGATTCATCGACGACGGTGACACTGTCAACCTCACAATAGCTGGATGCAACACTGCAGGGTTCTGCATCAGCGAGCAAGCAGATATCACAATACAATCTGAAACCCTGGCGGTCACCTTTGATAATCAGAATCCCCCCGATGTCGGGGTCTTGACATTCTTCTCCACACTGGTAAACGTGACCTACAATATCAGCAGCCCGTACGGAATCACAGGCAACACGAGCTGGAGCAGCGTGAACACATCGAGCGGATGCTACGAGTGGCTGAACGGAACCTGCATGCTTGAAGGCAACGAGAGTAATGTCTACGAATCCTATCAGGACCTTGGAGATGACCAGTACCTCTACATATTCGGTGAGCATGGAGCCTTGCCTTGGACGGGAAACCTGGACCACGAGATAATGGAAGATACTGATCACACATCGACCCGGTCTTTTGCAGGAGCTAATACTGCCGTGTTGGTCCGGCTCTATGACGTGAAGAACAACACTAAGCAAGGTTTCTTTGAGAGCATGGTCACCCCCAATTCAGGAGTATTGTCTGTGCCTCTTGAGTTCTGGTATTGCAACGACCAATATGTGCTCGGCGGGACTAAATTCTTTAACAGCCCGAATTGTGTCTCGTTCGCGACAATAGATCCTTCAACAGATTCTTGGGTCAATCATAGCCATAGCATATATGAAAATCACAGTCTTGTGTCTTTCCCGGTGAACCCAACCACTGGGGAAATCAACGGAATACCTGTCACGAACACTTCTTATTTCATCTTCAGGGCGGACGGAGTTCTGGGTTGGACTATATATGGAGTTCCATTGCAGACGAGAGGTGGTCAGATGCAGAGAACAACCAATGGTGGTTCTGGATGGACTGTAGAGGATGGTCTGACATGGGATGCTCATCTTCACCAGTATGATGGGAGTGAGGCATGGTGCAAGTTCACAGAAGGTTTTGACGGAAATGGTGACGCACTCAATAGCACGGAGATATGCGACCTCTTGGACCTTGCAGGTTTGCCACCTTCAGCACCTGGCGTTCTGGTTCCGGATAACTTTAGGTATGGGTGGGATGACCCTGCGTTCGATATCAATCACACGATAGCGACCAGCCCCAATGCGTACCCAATAAGCTACTACAATAGGTCGCTGTTTGACGATGCTTTCGACTTCCTCATGGTTCTTAATGACACGACTTCTGAGACTGAGGTGTATTATGATGTCAGTCGGACTCTTCTGGGTCAGTATCACGTTGGAGTTCGGGCGACGGACGACCAGGACCAGACTGGTTCTTGGGGCTTCAGCGAGCTATTCAATGTCACGAGTTGCGTGCCGATAGATGGCTTGAACTGGACATTGAATCGTACGGAGTCCTGCACGGTCATTGATGAGACTGCGACTGTGGATATCGTCACCTTCATAGAATCCGGGCACATCTGGATTGAGGACAGCAACATCGTCTTGAATGATGCGGAGGACTTCTTCAACGTGAGCTTTGGCGGCACAACATGTGACTGGTCGGAGGTGGTCTCATGAGGGCAATAACATACTTTCTAATCCTGGTCATCATCTTGATACTTGGAGTCTGCAAGGTTGACGCGGCATATGTCGAGGCGGGAATCAACTACACAAGCACGAAGGCAGTATATGAGATGGGGGATAACTTCAACTTCAGCAGCTCGCTGGTAATCGTAGGTGACACTTTCACATTGGATGACAACGACTGGACCATCACAGCCACGGACCAGGTGCACGTTGTTCTTTGGGATTTCAATCTGACCTACAACAACTTCTCCGTGACCACGCCTTCAAGCCAGGCGGTCCAACTGAATGTTTCAGGCTTTTCTCCAGGTATATTTGTGAGCATCCGGAAGGATGGAGTCGCGGTATCGACGGACACGACTGACGGCAACGGCTTTATCTCGTATGATGCGAGCGCATATAGTGGGGAGGCCAACTGGGAGATTATCCAGGCGGTAGCCGGGAGCCTTGCAGTTGTCTTATTGACTCCATCGGATGCGACTCAATACGAGTACAGTCCATCGTTGGAGACGGATGCTTTCAGTGCGATCGCAACGAGTCCGGACACGGTTCAGAACATGACGCTCTACACGAATGTGTCTGGTTCTTGGGCGGTCACTTATTTCAATGGGACTGTCGGGGATGGCACGAAGTACCTGGGCACAATCTCGGGGTTGACTCTTGGGGATTATATCTGGAACGCGGTGGCGTGGGATGGCGGGCCTAACCAGAATGAGAGCACGGTCAATTATACTTTTGAGGTTGTTGACACGACATCTCCATCCGTGACTGTCGTTTTGAATCAAACCATCGTGGAAGCAGGCACTGGTATGGTCCAAATGAACTACACAACTGATGATTACTTCATAGCCTCAGCACTGGCTAATGTCTCGCTTGCAGGCTCGACGGTAGCCTCAAACACCTCTTTAAACGGGACTTTGGTGCTCGATTGGAGCGTCCTTGGAGCTCTTGGGGAGTTCCTGGTCAATATATCTGCCTTGGACACGTCTGGCAACCAAGGAATCAATGAGACCAGCTTCAATGTGACTGATACTGTGGCCCCGACTGGAACAGTTACCGCGAATCAAACAACGGTAGAAGTCGGGTATTGCATCGAAATAAACGGCACTGCAAGCGACGTGTTAATCGACACATATCAACTCCGCGTATTCAATGTGAGCGGGGACCAGCAGGCCATCAACGAAACAATCAACGGCAGCCTGACATATTGCACGGAGAGCAGCGCCGGTCTTGGAATCTATCAGGCGAACATGACAGCCAACGACACAAGCGGCAACTCAATATCCCTGAACGTCAGCTTCACAGTCAAGGACACAACTCCCCCGACGGTCACGCAAATAAGTCCGAACAACGGAATATCTGTAACTGATCCTAACCAGATATTAATTTGTGAAGCGACGAACGGCGTGGCTATCGAGAATATCAGCTTCTTCCATGACGCGAACGGCACCTGGATACGCGAAACCAACTACACTCAGGTTGCGAACAGGAGCAGTCTCAACATTGCAATAACCCAGGCGCTCGGCAGCACAATATATTGGAGCTGTGAGGGATGCGATACCAGCGGCATGTGCACGAACACAACGAACCGGACCATCGTCTACCAGAGCTACACGTGCAGTGCAGTCCTGGCCAATGGCAGCAGCTGTTTGGATTCTGCAACCATCGCGACGAACACGACCACCATCAATCTTACGGGCAATGGCAACTGCAGCATAAGCTGCGAGATGCCACAGCTCAACACGACCAGCATCAACGTGACCCAATTCGACCAGTGCAACTACGAGGTACGCAATGGCACAACATACAACCAGAGCATAAACGGGTGCGACCTATGGTTCCAGAGCATGGAAATCATGAGCGACCGATGCCGGGCAAATATGACAGCAATCAATCTCAACTCCAGCATATCTCCCTGCGAGGTAATACTGGAGGAAAGCGACCAGTCAGGTGGGTCAAGCCTTGGTGGCCTGATAGCGTCGATGGTACTCACGGGCGTGCTCGTGTACTACAATTACACCAGGGTGGAGGAGTAGCATGGCAATATATTACTTGATACCAAACGGACCGGGAGATAAGACAACCCTCGCCGCAGGTCAGACAGCGATATCGGTAGCGATTCAGCCGACATCGACAGAGACTGTGAGCAGGGTATATTTGGAGAGCAGCAAGAAGAGCCAGTTGTTTATTCAGCATGGCAAGACATCCACAGGCCCTTGGGTCAGCTGGAACCCGGACACCGGCATAACCGTCGACGAGACAGAACAGGAATTGTACTACTACTTGGAGGCTGGCTACTATCTCCGACTGCAGGACAACAACCTTGAGGGCGGCGAGAACATAATCAAGGCCTGGGTCAATACCGACTCGGACCCGATATACTGCAACCCCCAGGATGTCTACGACATGAGCGGACTTGATACGACGGTAATCGATCACAGCAGCATAATGAAATACATCGTCTGGGCAACCTCTGAAATCGACAGGATAACAGGTCAGATATGGAACACCCGAACCGCGACTGAAAAGTTCAACGGAGACGGGACTCCACGGTATGGCTTGCGGAAGATGCCGCTCATCCAGATAACCAGTTTGACAGTAAAGGGCGAGTCTGTGACTCCTGCGTACGTGAATACGGACGAGGACACCGGACAGGTCATATTGGACACTGAGGAAGGGGCCGAGGTTGGAAGGTTCCACACGAGCATCGACGGCAAATTGCTCAACACGATTGTCTACACTTACGGCAGGGAAGAGGTCCCTCAATACATTAAAAAACTCACGGCAGCCATCGCTTCTATTATGGCGTTGACGGAGCAGACCGGAGGAACATACGACGACATCACCTCGTACACGATAGGCGACAGACAAGTATCAGTCGGGGAGCCTTGGGTGAACATCGAGAACACGATGAAGCACCTGGAGCGGATGGTCAAGGAGCTAATGAAGAACATCACGAAACCGTGGAATATCTACTAAAATGGCGTTGACGGCGAATCAAACAAGGCAGCGGGACAAGCTGAGGACCGACATGACACATATAGTCACAGACTTGATGAGTCAGGAGATTACCCTCAGGCAGTTGACGAAGTCATACGATGCGAACGCCAAGTACACGGGTGCCACGGTAGAGGAGACGACCATCAACGCAGTGATATCATACATCACCCAAGCTGACGATGCACTGGTATCTGCTGGAAAAGCGAAGGTAGGGGATGCGAGGATATTCGTGGAGTACGACAGCATGCTCGAACATGAGGACGAGATTGTGGACCAGAGCGGAGATAAGTGGAGGGTAATCGAAATCTACAACAAGCCTGAAAGCTACGGGACTGACACGGAAATCCACGCGATAATAAGGAGGGCTCATTCAAGATGACGCAGACGGTATGGCCTCAGCAGTTGGCGGCAGTGGTGAAAGCCGACCTCAACAGGTGGGCTGAAAAGGCTAAAGGAGACGCATCAGAAGCTTTGTATCGTGCAGGATTATCTCTTGAAAAGCACGCTAAAAGATTGTGCCCTGTCGATACCGGAACATTGAGAGCCAGCTTGCATACTGTCCGGATTGATGCAGAGACTGTGGAGGTCCGGGACGGCGTGAAGTACGGGAAGTTCCTGGAGTTCGGGACGGTCAACATGAACGCTCAACCATATATGCGGCCTGCTATCTATGCAAGCGAGAACGAGAGATTAAGGATAATGGCGGAGGCTTTCGATGGACCCTGATAAGAACCCTAAGACGGTCATTCGTGACTGGCTCCGTGGAGATGTATCCGGACAGACATACGGCGGTTTGACAGATCCCAACAGCAGCGAACGCGCGGGGGCCAACTGGATTTACGACGACAAGCCCTTGACAGACCTGAGCAGCAGCTCATATCCGAGAGTATCAATCCTCCAGGTGACCAAGCAAAAGGTGACGCGTGGGGGCCGGAGCAGCTTGGCATACGACCGGATTCATCTGCAGGTAGACGTCTATTGCGCTGAGAGAATAACAAACCTCCAGGTCGGTGGGACATCTTATGACCAGCAGCAGTTGACAGATATCCTGGCGCAGCAAATGCAGGAGGGAATGATAACGTACTTGACCGACGACCTTTTCACCTACGGGGGCCTATATCTCCCTACGGATGAGGAGTGGATGGTCAACGACATACAATCCCGGCGGGATGAAGGCCGGGACGCAGTCGGTTCGACTGCAACAGGAGGGACAAGGGACTACGACGTATGGGTCAAGACCTTTGAAATCGTCCTGAGAGGATTCAATACAGGTGTATAAAAAAGATGAAATTAAGGCACAAGAACTACGGAGGCGCAGTCACCGTGGACGGAAAACGGTACGTTTCATCCGGCGCGATCCTAACCGTGCCTGATGACGTCGGCAAGAAGATACTCAACGAGTTCCCTGACTGGGGGAAAGCCAGTCCAACCAAGGAAAAGAAGGTGAGAAGCAATGGTTAAATTTATCCAAAAAAGGACACAGACAAGCTTTGAGCAGGTTGCAACGGGGAGCTATCCAAGTGCAGCTGCTGCAATGGGGACGGCCCTGGCATTAGGGCACAACGTGAAGCACACTATCAATGACGACCAGAACAAGATGGAGCGGCTTCCATGCACAAGTCAGACGAGAGATGTGAAGGGCCACTATCTCGGTGTCCTGGACCTGAAGAACGGGTTGGAGTGGGAGCCTATTCACTTCGCATTGTTCGCCAATGCGATAGGGCAGTGCACGACCACGGGTTCGGACCCGTATACTCACGTGCTCGCTGCAGAAGAAACACCTGACCTTCCGCCTTTCAACGTTGAACACGTGAAGTTCGGCGGGACCAACACTGCCAGAGTCTACAACGGGTGCTGCGTCGATGCATTGACCCTCTCGATGGATAAGAGCAGGGCTGCACTCAGGTGCTTGATGGACTACCATGCCGCGTACAGATATGATGCGGGAACCAGCGTGGAGTCTGTGACAGAGCCTACCAAGCAACCGTACGCATGGCACGAGATGCGCGTCCTCCTGGACACCGCGAACGGCGGAGCCTACACTGCAGGCGCGGAATTGGTCGAGCTGCAAAAGGCAGACTGGAAGGTCAGCAACAGCCTGATAACAGAACCTCGAGGGGGACAAAGCGCAGGCGGCGGATACAACACCCGACCACAGGGAACAGTCCGTGCATATGAGCTCGGCCTTGAGTGGGATATGGAAGACGACACCTACATGGACCTCGCAATAGCGGACACAGATGTGGCCTACCAAATCTACGTCTACCGAAGCGCGAACGACTACTTCAAGACTACAATCGAAAACGCCCAGATAATGACGGCGCACGACCCCCTGGATGCTGAAGGCGACTTGGTCACTAACAGCATTGTACTGCAGGGAGGTCAACTTGACACGACATCCGCGAATAATCAAGCGATTGACAGCTACAATGCAGGAGCTGAGTGGATGGTCGACAGCTAAATACCAAGAGGTAACGAAAGTGAGTGAAAAAAAGCAAGAGCAAAGGACAGAACAAGAGTTCGACAAAGAGACAGCAATGCCAGTGACAACCCTTGACTTCGGGACGAAGTGGGGCAAATGGAAGGTGCGCGGTCTCCTGGCTGAAGAAGACTTCAAGGCCCAGGACGACTACATGCAAATCGAGGCCGCAACTGGCAAGACGAAGATTGACACGGTGGGGATGAGAATAACAGTCATCCAAATGGGCACGCTTGACAGCCCGGACGGACCGCACCCACCATCGAACATGCTAAGGCGAATGCCTGCAGGCATGGCAAACAAACTCCTTGAGAACATAAAAGCTCTCGGCAACCCCGGAGGTGAGGTTGCAAAAAACTGACTGAAGCCATCCAAGGCGGCCAGATCCCTGACATCGGAACGGCGAAAAGGCTGCAACGGTTCCTCCTAATAAAAGAATGCGGGCTAACGCTCGAGGAGGTGACCGGGTATAAAAAGATGCCCGCCGCG